AATGAAACATCTTCTTTGAAGAACTTATCAATGAATTCAAATTCAGGTTTAGGATTGCCACAGATTGTGTTGCCATCAACAGAATAATCTTTGACATATTGTCGAGCATCGTAAACACTTTTGACTACTTTACTTTTGTAAGGTTTACCTTTGAGATCGACATAATCGCCATTCGGATGTGAGATGAAAAGCTCAGGACTGAAACGAAATTTACCTTGTTTTCTCACACCGTTTTCAATATATCTCATGTGCATATTATTGCCTATGAGAGCAACGTTTGTGTAAAACATTATAATCCTTGATTATTTGAAATAAAGTTCACGAAACCATTTAGTGAGGATATATTTTTCACCGCTGACCACAGGGCAGCCACGGTGTGAAGCATAGTTGTTAATGATCGTATCACCTTTTGAGTCAATTGTCAAGTTGTTCCAGAAAATTCCTTTTCCTGTTTTTGGAGTGACTGTCAGAGGAATCTCAGGGAATTCTGTCTCGCCTCCAGATTCGACATCATTCAGATAAATCATGAAGGTCCAAGTCCTTTGACCACCTCTTCTTAGATGAACAGCATTTTGCTCATTCACCGGGAATGGATCAAAATGTGCCTTGAATTCTTGACCAGGTAGATAGTGTTGTCCCTGAACAGGTTCACCATGTTTTGAATCAAGTCCAACTGTGAGTGAAATCTTTGAATCAAGAATTGAGATGAGAATGTTTTCATCATTTTGAAACTGACAAGTTGAACTTGTGCGAAAATTCATATCAACTTTTTCTGGTTGTATGGCGTAGTTTTTATCATTGTTGACAACTTTTGAAGGTATCAATCTTGGTTTCATAATCTCAATGAGATTGTCACACTCATATTTGGTGAGAAAGTTTTCAATTTGATAAAATTCAATGTTCTCGGTTTGAATCCTCTCCGCTACGATCTTTATATCTGAGTATACCATAAATCTATTCATCTAATTTAATACGTAAATCTCTCAAAGCCGTTCGTAAACCTTCTTCAACTACAGGATGATAGAAAGGCATCTCGAGAGCTTGATCAACAGTTGTTTCAGATTCAATTGCCCAAGCAATCAGATGACCAAGATGTTCTGCGGCTGGTCCACACATCTCACAACCAACAATCTTTCGATCTGAAACGTCAGCATAGATATGTAAAGCTCCATAATTCTTTAGCTGAATACGAGAACGACCTTGATTCTCAAAATTCACTCTACCAATACGATGCTGGTCTGTCAATTCTGAATGTGTCAAACCAACCATACAAATTTCAGGATCGGTGAAAACAATACCTAAAGGAGTGTGAATTTTTCTTTGCTCAACGAGAAGTGGAGCAGCATCGATATAACCATCTCGCAATGAATTAATTACATTTCTACCAGCAAATTGACCTTCCCAAATTGCTTCATGTAGAATCATTCGATCTCCTGTGATATCACCAGCGATGAAAAAGAATGATGGTGTGCCATCTTCATTCATACATTGTAAAGTATTTGTATTGTAAACTGGTCTTTTCTTTTCAAACTTTAGAGGCGTTGCTTCAAGACAAAGTTTTTCAAGATTTGGCACTCGCCCTGTAGCAGAAAGAACATATTCGAATTGTTCTCGGTAAATAACATTGTCTTGTTCAAAACGAACTTCAACTACTTTTTCATATTCATCACCTTCTTTTTGAACAAGTTCAGCAGTTAAGATATTGGCATCATTGAAAATTCGACATTCTCTTCGAAACAATTCGTTTGCTAAGTCTAACAGTTCTGGGTCTGTAATGGGTCCAATCAGATTTGAAATTCCTAAAATGGTCACACGAACACCTAATCTGGTCAAAGCTTGACCAAGTTCTAAACCAATCGCTCCTGTTCCAACAACACAAACACTCTTAGGTAAAACATGAAAGTTAAAGAAATCTTCTGTATCTAATACACGGTCTGGTATGTCAGCAAATTGAGGAAGAACAAAAGGTTTTGTTCCTGTCGCAAGAACAAATCTTTTTGCTTGAATTTTTTCACCTAATTCATTTTCTAATGTGTTTTCATTAATGAAATGATAATTTCCTAAGACACGATCCTCTTCGGGGAAATCATAAACATCATCAAGAACAAAATTAACAAATCTTTCTCGTTCTTTTCGAACTCTTTTCATCACATCACTACGATTGATTTCAAGAGTATTCAAATCTACATGAACACCAAACTGAGATGCTTTACGAATATTATGTGCTGAATTAGCCGCAGCAATTAAAAGTTTACTTGGCATACATCCAGTTCTTGCACAGGTTGTTCCATACAAATGATTCTCAATTAAAACGCATGATTTATCTGCTTTTTTAACTGCTCGGTAGGCTGACATTCCTGCTGAACCGGCACCAATTACTGCTACGTCTACTTGTTTCATATTACCCTAAAAGTGTTTCGGAAGTTTTGATATCTATACATCCATTTATTACTGTTTGTGTTGAATTGAATTGGTCTGACATGCTTTCATGAATCTTGTCATAATCCATCTTCATATCTTCCATATTATTGTAAACAAAACTAAATTCTTCTGTTGTTGTTACAAACTTTAAATAACAATTATCTTTTTCTGCATATGGTTCAATTGAAATTAAATAATCAAGATTAAGTATCTTTTCAAATACTTTATCTTTATCAAAGATTGCAGTGATACGATGTAATGCCATAGTTCCTCAAAATAAGTCTAAAAGTTTTGTTCGTTTGATTTCAACTAAAGGTTCACCAAATGTCCAAATAGGTTCAGTGTAAATTGTATCTTTCTTGAACATATGCTTGTCATCTTTTACATTCATATTTTTTGAAAGTTGAAATCCTGCGATGCCAACAAAAGAATCTTTGTATCGTTCTACCATTGGATCACAAATGTTCACACGATTTTTATCAATACCTACGTCAGTGATATTGATCATTGTTGTCTTTGATTTAGGTATGAGTTCATCCATAATCTTATAAAGAAAATCTGTGAGCCAGGCGTCTTCTGTGACATATCGGCTCCATGATTGATTCTTTTGCGCCTGAGAATTCTTACCATAGAGTTCTTTATTGAAATAAGGCGGTGATGAAAATGTCAAATCAATATCAGGTATTTCATCATAATTCACATCTTCAGCAGGAAGATTGTAGATTCGAACATGTTTCTTACCACGAATTTCAAAATAATCTTCTCCTTCAAGAAACGTAGGGTTTTCACAACCTAACCATTTCTCATAGGCGTGGCACATTTCTTTATAAATCTCAAACATATTTAGATTTGGATCAGTGCCATAATATGTGCTTTTCTCTGAAAGATAAAAGCCTGTCAATCGATCACCCCATCCGCAAGAGATGTCAAAAATCACATCTCCCTTTGCGGTGTTGTAGATGTTCTTTGCCGTGTTCACATTGAACTGAGCCGCAATTTGACCGGCATGAGCAAAGAAACTTTTAAAGGTTGCCTCACTCAATTTTTTCACACCGATTCTTCTCATCGTGTCCATCAAACGAGAAACACCATGCTCTTCTGTCCATAAAAAAGTTGGTGATTCTTTATTGATCACTTCACATAACAATCTCTCACCTTCAGCAAAATAGTTTGAAATAGGATTTGCTCGAGTATACTGAGGAAAATAACCTAATGTATACTCATCGCAATAGTCATGTTTATATTTCAAACTTTCAGTCAAACGATGTGTAAGTTCTCGGTCAACATCATTCGAATGAACAAAAGGCGCAAATGTTTTATACTTATACTTGTGAAAAGCCTTTTGAGCATCCTCTTCTGTTCCTCTTGAACTTGGTAGAGGAAGTTGCTTTGTTAGAATATAGTTCATCAACGTCGAATAGACTTCAACTTCATTCTTTCCCTGAGTGAAGTCGAGCCAATTCGGTATATGTGGATAGCCTTTTCGATCTGCTGTATCTTCAATATGTTGAAGAATTGCTTTGTTTGGGCTTCTCCAGTTTTCTTCAACTAGCTTTCTGAAGGTTTTCTTCTTCAAAGGTTTCAGAGGTTTGATTTGTAGATGCATACTGTCTCTCAATTGCCTTTCGTTGCTGAAAGAAATGACGAAAATTTGAGCCAAATTCATATCGCTCTTCTTGACTAATAAATGCTCTTGCCTGATGTTCAAAGGGTGATAAGTGCATTGGTTCTGAACCAATCAAACGGTCAGCAAGTTTTGTATCATTCTCATATGTAGTTGTTGAATTATCATGATTTGCATAAGAACTTCTCGCACATCTTGCAGCTGAACAAATGATTGCTTCATCAAGTGTAAGGTTTTTACCATCATTATCTTTATAAATCATATTACCATTCACTTGACGAATGACATAAGGCACATGCCATTGATTCTCTTCCAGAATTACACTGTTATTTTTATGCTGTTCTGCTTCATAAATCATTTCTTCAACAACTGCACGAATATCTTCTTGAGCATCATCATGAATACGAAGCTCTGCAATTTGTTGAAGTGCGTCAAATTCAACTGTCAGTGTTTCTTCAACCCATACATAAGGTTCTAAAATACGATTCGCAACTTCTTTGTGAACATTCACATACTCCATGAGTGAATGCGCCATACAAGCAAACTTAGCTGAAAGCTTCCAGATTTTAGTACCATAGGCAACACTGGCTGCTGTTTGTTTACCGGCTTGCATGCCTTTTTGATTTGTTCCGAATTTGACTGGAATGTAAGGATCATTTTCAACTTCTTTGCGATACTTCTTGGTGGGAATTGCTCTTGAACTTTTGACTGAATGGGATGCTGCTCGATGCCGCAAAAGTTCACTATGAATAAGTCTACCATATCGGAGATTGTATGTCAATAATCTTTCTCCTGTAGGAAGACTACTATCTTGAACTATATTAGCCTTGATCATATGAAACCGTAAATGAGTTAGCAATAAAAAAAGCGTCTACAATATCGGTCAACGGAGATTGTAAACGCTTTTCCGTGATAAGATTTTTTACCCATTGTGATTCGAGTAAACTACTATTTATTTCTAAAAATTTTTCAAGCATTTGATATTTGTTCGCATTACCTTTTCCTGTAGCATTCTTTTTAATTACCGAAGGTGCTATTATAATTGGGTTAATTTTTTCTTGCGAAAGAAAATACTTGAAAATTCCTGTTGCTTCACCAATGTCAAAAAGTCTACCCTTTGCTCCCATTGAATAGCCTTCCATCATTATAGCATAATGGCGTGAAGAGTCAAGTCTTTTTTTAATTTCAGTCCTAAGAACCTGAGCATTTTCAGAAAAACGAATTGAGTTGTCTTTCGAAAATGAGGAATCTGCGAATGAAATATTTGATGGATAATCGTTTTGCTTGTTGTGAGACTTTAGAAAAAAGAAGTCACAATTTTCAAAGAGATGTTCTTTGTTTGTATTCCAAAAACAAACGCAAGGACTTGTAATGGAAAAATCAACGCCAATGTGTAACATGTTGCTCCTAAATACTGAAGATTATTGACCTTAATATTTAGGAGCAAATAAATCACTGTTTTGATTTATTATCCACAAAATTTTGCATCTCACGTGCTGCTTCAACAACAGCATCAACACCAGGATAACCTTTACAGTATTTCTCTAAGTTATCTGTTGTTGCTTTGAACAAGGCCACTCCTGCCGATTCATTTGTTTTCATCATCATTTCAGCAAGTTGAAAGTTTCGTTCAATGACAGATTGTTGCATTTGATACGCATTCTCAACAAATGATTGTGCTTGATTCAGAAGTTCTTGACGAATTTGATATGGATTTTTACCATCAGCCATAATTACCTTTTTGTGTGTGATGTGTTAGTACATGGTGCCGTTATTTGCATGCCTTGAAGACCGCTGATCCCAAAGTTTCATGCGAGTCTCAAGGTCAACTAAGTCTTTCGATTCAGAAAGAAACCGATCTCTCAGTTCGATTTCCGAAGGAAAGGCAAGACGCCAAAGATTGACGCAATACTGGAAAAAACTTTTTTTTTACTTTCTGATACTCGAGATTCGAGCCAGTTGTTGAATGCCCACTCAGCATCATTTTTGTATTCACTACGAAAGTAGCTTTGCATTTCTAAATATCGTGCGGACCTAAAAGCAGAGGGAAAGTCGAAGTAAGTCATATAACCTTGTATGTGTGTGTTGTGTTTTTATACTTTATTTATTCGGGTGACCCGAAGGCCACCCTTTTCATATTATGCTGCCAATTTCTTGACACTCGAAACAATATTTGACAATATACTTTGATCTGATCCGATTTCAATTGTCTGAGGTTTATCCTTTTCAGGAATTTCTCTTTCAAGACCAATAAACAACAATCCATCTTTCACATCAGCAGCCAAAACTTTCATGTTTTTACCTAACACAAAAGATTTTTTGAAAGAACGAGAAGCGATACCACGATAAGTTAGATACTCATCATTTTTATCCTCATCGGCTTTCTTTCCTTCCACATGTAAATAATCTTTTTCTTTTGTGATTGTGATTTCATCTTTCGAGAAACCAGCAACGGCCATTTCAATCAGATACGAATTATCTTTTTGGCGAATATTGTGAG